ACTCCTAACGCTTTGACAAACATCTACGCTAGTAGCCAAGGACAAGGTACAGCAACGATTACCCACTTTGCAAATTCAACGGCTAATAAGTCCTACAGATATGCAATTATTGGTTGATTTTCATAAATTATGTATAATGGATTCCGTGGATGACCCATCTTGGAATCCGAACTTTTAGGAGTAAAAGATGGCTACTACTACCACATCTACAGTCGCACCAGAAATTGCACCATATCTTACATATGGCTTGCAACAGGCTACAGGTCTTTACCAAGGTGGAGGCCCACAGTACTACACAGGTGAGACATTTGTAGCACCCTCTCAGACAACACAAGCAGGTCTTCAGGCTTTGGAGACTCGTGCTTTAGCAGGTAATCCTTTAACTGGTCTTGCTCAACAGCAACTGCAAGGTACTCTTGGTGGTGCTTACTTGGGTGGTAATCCATTCTTTCAGGGTGCGTTTGCCCCTGCTGCACAAGCTGCCCAACAACAATACAAATCTACTTTGGGTGACATTGCATCTAAAGCAAGTTTGGCAGGACGTTATGGTTCTGGTGTTATGGGTAACCTGCAAGACAGAGCGTCTGGTCAGTATGCACAAGCATTGACCAACACAGCAGGTCAGTTGGCTTATCAGAACTACGAACAAGAACGAGCAAGACAACAGCAAGCTATCGGTGCTGCGCCTCAGTTGGCTGCTACTGATTACCAAGACATTCAGAATCTATTGCAAGCTGGTCAGATTCGTGAAGGCTATCAAGGTCAACAGTTGGGTGCTGACATTCAGCGTTTCAACTTCTTGCAAAACCAACCGCAACAGAACTTGCAGAACTATATGTCATTGGTATATGGCAGCCCATTAGGACGAGTAGGTCAAACTACAGCGTCTGGTGCTGCTGATACTTCTACCTTGCAGAAGGTGTTGGGTACTGCTGCTACGGCTGCTGGTGTTTACAAGAATCTTGGCTCTCCTAACATGAGTTGGTTAACTGGATGGGGTACACCTGATGCTTCTGCTATGAGCCAGATTGGTGGTGGCGGTGGTTTTGGAACTGGTGCTTATTATGGTAATCAAGACCTTGGTTCATTCATTGGTTAAGGACTAACATGGCTGGACTATTAGACATTTTCGGTACTAGCGGTGCAGACACAATGGGTCTGCTTGGTATGTCACCTGCTGACATTGCTCGTAATCGTGAAGACGCACAAGCACAAGCCTTGTATGCCCTAGCAGGACGTTTGTTTCAAGGCGGTAACACAGGTGCTTCTATTGCTGAAGGTTTGCAAGCTGGTCAACGAGCCTACAAAGGCGGTATGCAAGAAGCCTTACAAGGTCAATTGCAGAATGTCCAGTTGGCTGACATGATTCGTAAGCGTCAGCAAGAGCAACAAGCATTGGCTGAACAAAAGCGTATTCAAACTGTATTGGCTCAAGGTGCTACTCCTGAAGTCATGGCAAGACCTGCTCAGATGGTTGAGGAAGATGGTCGCTATATTGGCGAGACACCTGCTGTAGAAGGTAGGGCTGCTGGCTTTGACTTGGCTCGTATTGCGCCTCAATTGATGACAAGCGCAGAAGGTCGTAAAGCACTTAAAGATTTGCAACCAGAGTACAAAGAAGTCAATGGTGCGCTTTATGAGATTTCTGCTGGTATGCCTCCAAGATTGGTTGCTGGTTCTAAGAAACGTGATACTGTAACAGTAGGAAATGTTGTTCTTGATAAAGACAACATGAGTGTTCTTTATACAGCACCAGAAGCACCTGCTGCATCTATCAAAGAATTCCAAGACTTTAGCAAACTAACTCCAACACAACAAAAAGCATATTTGCTGTTACAAGAACAAAAGCGTCCAAGCACAACAATCAATATGCCATCAGAAGGTGAGCGTAAATCAGCAGTTCTTGCAAGCCGATTGAACTTCAGCGTAGGTCAAATGAATGAAGCAATTGGTTTAGACCCTAAAGCGGCTTTACCAAATACTGCTGCTGAAGTTGCTCGTTTTGTTTCACGAACAGATTTCTTGCCAAACAAGATTAACACCGAACAGCGTCAGATTGTTGAGGCAGCACAAGAGGATATTCTTGATGCGGCTTTGACATTGGGAACTGGTGCGGCATATAGCCGTGAGCAGTTGGCTGGTTACAAAAAGTCTTTCTTCCCACAAATGGGCGATAGTGCTGCAACAGTTAAAACAAAACAAGAGCGTCTTACAAACTTGCTTAAATCTGCTGAAGTTGCATCTGGTCGTGCTGCAAAAGAAATTACTGTACCAATTCCTGCACCTGCATCAGCACAACAAACTCCTGCAATGAGTGGTTTGCCAAGTCAAAACGCTATTCAAGCAGAGATTGAAAGACGCAAAAAGGCTGGTGGTGGATAATGGATTTAACTAAATTATCAGATAGTGATTTGCTTGCTTTACAAGCTGGAGATTTAACTAAAGTCTCTGATGCAGGTTTAGCAATTCTGAATCAAGGTCAACCTAAAGAGCCAACACTCAGAGAGTCATTTGAGCGTGGCGCAGGTTTGGCTTATCGTGCTATGGCTCCTACATTGGCTGGCGCACAGATTGGCTCGTATGGTGGCCCATTAGGTGCTGTTGTTGGCTCAATGGCTGTTCCTGCTGCTGATGCTGTTAACTCTTTAATTAACTTAATTGCTTCTCCATTTACTGACAAGCGATTGATGCCAGCATCTCAAGCTATTCAAAACTTGATGACTCGTGCTGGTGTTCCTGCTGCACCTGAAACACAAACTCCAACAGAGCGAGTTGTTGGTGCAGGTCTTGAATCCATGACTGGTGTAGCTAGAACTATTCCTTCATTGATTAAAGCATCTACAACAGCAGCATCTCCAGTTACTCGTGGTGTTACAGAGCAATTAGCTGTTGCGCCTAAGACTCAAGCGATTGTGTCTCCAACAGCCGTTATGACTGGTCAAACAGTTACAGAGACTACTGATAATCCTTTGGCTGGTGCTGCTACAACATTGGCAACAGGTGCTGCTGGTGGCGTTAAGCGTCCTCAAAAAGAGCAAGCATTATCTACACAAGCATTAGACAGAATTGCTACTGACAGATATAACCAATTGCAACAATCTGGTGTTCAGTTAAAAACTGATGAGTTTGTTAACTCAATGGATAAGATTGCAAAAGGTTTGAGAGATGAAGGATATACGCCTAAAGCATATCCAAAAATCTCTGGTGCTATTGAGGAACTTACATCTATTACGCAACCAAAAGATTGGACTGAACTTCAGGCTTTGCGTAAGATGATTCGTGGTGGTCAAAAGAGTGTTGACCCAGAAGAAAGACGAATTGCATCAATCCTTTTGGATGACTACGACAATTACTTGATGACTGTCCCTAAAGAAGCAATTGCTGCTGGTGACATGAAAAACGCAGGTCAGTTGTGGTCAGAGGCTCGTAATGCTTATTCAAAGATGAAGAAGTCTGAAGTCTTTGAGGATATGCTTAACGAGGCAAAGCTAGATAAGAGTAAGTTCACACAATCTGGTGAAGAAAACTCTCTTGCTAAACAGTTGCGTCAGTTAGCTAAGAACGACAAGAAAATGCGTCTGTTCACTAAAGATGAGCAAGCTGCTATTGAGCAAGCCGCCAAAGGTGGAAATGTTCAAAATATGTTGAAGTTCTTTGGTCGCTTTGCACCGACTGGCCCTGTTAGTGGATTGTTTACTGGTGGCGCAACTGTGATGGCTCCTGCTGTTGGTATCCCAATGGCGTTAGGTGCTGCTGGTTCTCGTGTTGGTGCTACTAATATGCGTAGGACTAGCGTAGAGGATTTAGCTAATATGATGCGTTATGGTGGAGTTCCACAAACAACAGGTGGCGCATTTAGGGCGGTAACACCAGTAACAGCTAGAGGTCTTTTGTCTATTGAAGACTTAGACCAAGAACAGCGTAATCTTTTGGGTATCCAATAAGGACTAACATGGCAAAGACCAAGATTTCAGAATACAGCAGTACCGCAGGGAACAATACTGACATTAACAGTATTAACTTAGCGGAGGGTATGGCCCCGAGTTTGGTCAACAATGCCATTCGTCAATTGATGGCTCAGTTGAAGAACTTTCAAGATGGTTCTGCTGGTGACAATGTAACTGTTGGTGGTAACTTGTATGTGACTGGCACATCTACCATGACAGGTGCAATTACTGCTTCTGGTGGTGTTAATGGCAATCTCACATCGTCTTCTGCAACGATTACTGGCGGTACTATCAATGGTGCTGTTATCGGTGGTTCATCTGCCCAAGCAATCACAGGAACGAATGTAACGGCTACTGTCGGCTTTACTGGCCCACTCACAGGCGCAGTAACAGGCAATGTAACTGGTAATGTCACAGGTGCTGTAACAGGTAATGTGACTGGTAACTTGACAGGCAATGTCACAGGCAATGTAACGGCTGCTTCTGGTACTTCAACATTCAACAATGTGACCATCTCTGGCTCATTGGACATGGATGCAGGTACATCAGCAACCATTACTGGCTTGGCTAACCCTGTAAACGATTCTGACGCTGCCAACAAGGGTTATGTTGATGCACTAGCCCAAGGTATTGATGCTAAAGCCTCTTGTGTTGTAGCTACAACGGCTAACATCACTTTGTCTGGTACACAAACAATTGATGGCATTGCAGTATCTGTTGGTGACCGAGTTCTGGTTAAAGACCAATCTACTGCTTCACAGAATGGTATCTATCTGTGCGCCTCTAGTACATGGACTAGAACAACAGATGCAAACACATGGGATGAGTTGGTTGCTGCCTTTACCTTTATTGAGAAGGGTACGACACAAGCCAACAATGGTTACATCTCAACGATTACTGCTGGCGGTACTTTAGGCACTACAGCAGTTACCTTTGCTCAATTCTCTGGTGCAGGTCAGATTACTGCTGGCGCAGGTTTGACAAAGACTGGTAACACTATTGATGTTGGCACAGCGTCTTCTAGCCGTATTGTTGTCAATTCGGACAACATTGATTTGGCGACTTCTGGCGTAACAGCAGGAACATATAAGTCTGTAACTGCTGATGCTTATGGACGAATTACAGCAGGTACTAATCCAACTACTCTGAGTGGTTTTGGTATTACAGATACTTACACATCTGCCCAGATTGATACGCTGTTTGGTTCAACAGAATCTGCTGCAACAAGTGCTGCTGCTGCTGCGACTTCAGCATCTAACGCTTCAACAAGTGCAACAAATGCCTCTACAAGCGCAGGAAATGCCTCTACAAGCGCAACGGCTGCTGCTGCTAGTGCTACGAGTGCTGCTGCCTCATACGACTCGTTTGATGACCGATATTTAGGTGCTAAATCAAGCGAACCATCTGTTGACAATGATGGCAATGCTTTGTTGACTGGTGCTTTGTACTGGAATACATCCACTAACAACTTGTTCGTGTGGACAGGTTCAACATGGTCTAGTGCAGCGTTTACATCAGGTTCATTTGTTACTTTGACAGGCACAGAAACCCTGACAAACAAGACTCTTACTGCGCCAGTATTGACTACGCCAAACATTACAACTGGATTGACATTAACAGGTTCTGCTGGTAGTTCAGGACAAGTATTAACATCCGCAGGTTCAGGTGCTGTCCCAACATGGACAACAGTATCTGCAACTCCTTTCAGTAATAACACTTCACTTGCTCAAGTTCAAGCAACTTCTCTTTGTTTTTAAAAGGAAACTATCATGGCAAAAACTTTCACAGCCCCATTTGCACAAACACCTCAAATCAAGACCGCTGTAACTACTGCGGCTTGCGGAACAATTACAGGCGATACGCCAACTAATACTGTACTTTTATTTACTGCGGGTGCTGATGGCGCAATCTTGACACGATTGACCGCAATGCCTCGTGCTACCAATACAGCATCAGCATTGATGTTGTTTACAAGCTCTGATTCTGGAACAACAAAGAGATTGATTGATTCAGTAACTATGGCGGCTCAGACTCTTGCAACTACTGCGGGCATTACTTCAACAACTTTTTCAACATACACAGAGACAGCACCATTGCGTCTTGCGGCAGGAGAGCAACTGTATGTCGGTTCTCAAGTTGCATTGGCAAGCGGTATCGTATTCCGCGCTGAATACACAGACTTTTAATTAGAGGATTCAATAATGCCTTATCCATACGGAATGCAGAACTCGCCAGTAGTCGGCAATGGACTAGGCGGTTTGCCTCGTAGAACTACTGCTGTCACACCAACACCTTCAATTGCAGGTGTGCCATTTCAAACACTTGGAATTAAATGGCAACAAGGCTATTCTAAAGGTTTATCAGTTTCATTTAACAATGTTGTTCATGCTTTTGTTGGAGGACAACAAAGTTCTACGAGTGATCGAGTTAATGTGATAATGAAGAATAGGCCTCCTTTTACTGCATTGGATGCCATAACTAGAATTAGTGGATATTGGCCTAGTGCAAACTTTCAACAACCATCTAATGTGCAACCTAATTTGGTTTCATTAACGGCAGGAGGCGATTCTGCATCTACAACAAATACACGATTTTTAGGATTTACCCCTGACTACATTTACTTTACAAGATCAAATGTTACCCAAGGTTCACCATTTCCAGGTTTTTGGTTAGAAGGAGATAATAATTCTATTTATCTTTTCTTTAACAATAACATTACTAAATACGACAAGACCACACTTACGCAGACCGCATCAAAAGCTTATACAGGTGCATCTACTGTTTGCACAATGGCTTGGATTTCTGGAAATTCATTGTCATTCTTTGATCAAAATGCAAATACAAAACTAATTACTGTTGATAAAGATACTTTAGAAATTCAGTCTCAATTTACATTAGGTTACGGAATACAAACAGTGACTAGCGTTATGGGTTTTAGAATGACCCAATCATCAGCGCTGGCGGCTTTCTACACATCAGGGCAAGTATTGATTGTCGTGGATAAGGCAAGTCAAGCTGTTAAATATTTAACAATTCCATATCTAGCCGCTAATTCGCAAGAAGCTAGATTGTTTCCTTGCGGTGATGACATCATAATGATGTTGATTTCCTACGATGGGGCAGGTAATTATTTTGTACAGGTTTATAAAGTAACATTTAATAATATTACTTATCTCTATGAAATCATAAGCACTAGCACAAGCCCAGATATCATTTTATATCCATCAAATTGTTATTTGGCATCTGATGTAATTACTATTAATGGTATTCCTCCAACTACACAAAGCTTAATTGATGGGGGTTCATCGTTTAGTTTCAAATTGGCAAATGCCCCAACAACAAATTGTTACCCTGCATCAGGTTGGTCTGTAGGTTATCAGGGGTCTGTATCGAGCTACACAGGAAATGTAACAAAAACAACAATAACATCTGTTACTTCAGCAAACGGCAATCCTGCTGTAATAACGCCAGTTAGATATCCTTATCAAATAGATTTGTGAAATTAAAATGATCAAAATTCAAAACAACATTGCATCAAGAGAAGCATTGCCAGTATTTTTACTTGGATTACAAGTTGAATCATTGGCTGACTTATCATGGACTGATGCATCATTAGGTGTTCAAGATTGCGCTTGGTATCCTGAAGACAATCAATCACAAGAGCTTGGTGAGTTTGAAGAATACGGAGAAGAAACATTAACGATTGATGCTGAACGCAAGGTCGTTGTTTCATCTAAAGCTATTGTTCCAATGTCAGCAGAAAAGATTGCAGAAATTGATGCAAATAAAGCTACTGCATTGCAAGCAAGAAAAGACGCATTGACTTCACAGATTCAAGCGTTACAAACTGAATTTAATAGTCTTTGACTTAATAAACCATGACAAACGAGGCACTCAGTACAAAAGCAGCATCAGTAGCAACATATGGAGGCTCTAGTGTGGCAGTCATTTTTGGTTTAACAGCCAATGAGTTTGCTGCTGTATCTGGTGTTGTCATTGCTTTGTGTGGTTTGTTGGTTAACATCTACTTCAAGCATCAGCATTTAAAGATTGCTAGGGCATCGGCTAAAGCTGATGAGCAAGAAAAATGATGGATTGGGCTGAGGCATTTATTGCAGCAGCCTGTGTCGTTTGTTTTGTTATCTTTTGTAGTTACATAATCATTTGGTGTTTCCCATGATTCCTTTAGACCCAATAGCAGCATTAGATGGTTTACAAAAAGCCATTGGAATGGTCAAGAAGGCTAGTAAGGTAGCCAATGATTTAGGCGGTCTAGCCCCGATGTTGGGGCAGATGTTCAATGCCAAGAGCCAAGCTACCAAGGCAATGCTTCAAGCCAAGCGTGAGAAGACTGGTAGCAACATGGGTACGGCACTTCAAATCGAGATGGCCCTTGAACAGGCTAGGGCATTTGAAGAAGAACTCAAGATGTTATTCATGCAGACAGGCAAGATTGACGTCTGGAACAAGATTAAGGCTCGTCAGGCTGAGATGGACAGGGATGATGCAAAAGAGATTGCAGCATTAAAAGCCGAGGAAAAAAAAGCCAAGCAAGCCGAGCAAGAGCAAATGGAGATGGTGGCTCTTATTGGAGGAATTGCGTTCGTAATTCTTCTAATTGGTATCGGCATAAATGAGTTAATGGATTTCTGTCAAGCAACTAAACGCTGTGGACGATGAATGAATATCAGAAACAATTTGACACATTCCTCAAAATATTTGTGCGTTTGTGTGTTGCATGGTGGGTGCTTGGATTTCTAAGATTCTTGCCTGATGACTTGTCGGACAAGATAGTTAATAAATTCTTAGCTTACATAGGACTAGGATGAGAATATCAACTTACCAATCTAATGCGCAGATGTTAAGAGAAACTCAGCGTGAGTTGCATAAGCAGCATCTTGAAACTCTAAAAGAGTTAAACCTGCAAGTTGATTACAGAAAAAAGGTAGAGAACATCAAAGCACAATGGGTCAAGCCTTATTCTGTGGATGTTTACGCATGAGATATTTACTCTTACTACTTCTGTTGACTGGCTGTGAAGACCGATACAGATACAAGTGTCAGAATCCAGACTTCTTCCATGCTGAAGAATGTCAAAAGCCTAAGTGCTTATTTACTCAGCAATGTCCTGAATACTTGGTAGCACCAATTTTGACAAAGCAAATTGATGCTGTTCAACCTCAACAGGAAGAAAAGAAATGAAATTTCCTGAAATTGAAACAACCGAAGAACTCATTGAACTTATCAAAGTTGTCGGTTGGTTTTTTGCTGTTGTCATTGTGATGCTGGTGTTTGGCACAATTGTTTTAGCATTTTTGTATTCAATAATTTTTGTCACTCAACCAATCAAATCGCTTGCGCCACTAGACCAAGCGGTTTTAAAGATGCTTAACGACATTGTTCTTTTGTTGGTTGGTAGCATCACAACCCTGATTGGTATGTATGCGCTAAACAAAGGCGCAAGAGCAGTCGCAAATCGGCTTATGCCAACACCGCCAGCACAACCTATGTGCCAAACAATGCAAGGCTCTGGTGGCTCTTATGGTCAGCAATATGGCTCAAGTTATGCGCCTCCACAATCTGCCTATGGTTTGCCTAGTCAACCATTCGGTGCAATGCCTGTTTGGAAGAATCCAGAACTAGATGAATCATGGACTCCTCCCCCTCCTCCAACTACGCCTCCAGAGCATCTTGAGGATGATGGTGAGCGTGAGGAAATTGCACAAGCAAGAAAAGAGGCTGACTAATGTTACCTATTCCACTACCTTGGTTAATTGTTGGTGTTCTTATTTCCTTGTTTGGGACTTACAGGGTAGGGCATCACTATGGCTGGCTAGAGCGTGATAACGACATGAAAATAGCCATTGCCAAGAAGAATGATGAGGCTCGTCAGATAGAGCAAAACATGACTGAGAAACTTAATCAACAATCTGCAAAATTACAGGAGGCTAATAATGCTATTAACCAAAAAACTACTGCTCTTGCTGTCGCCAATCGTGCTGGTAAGTTGCGCCTCTGCCCCACAAGTAACATACAAGCCTCCGCAAGTCCCTCCACTACCAGCACAGATACAAAAGCAACCAGTCAACCTGACAGACCGACTGACACAGCTTCTGATGCCGAAAGAGCAACCATCGAAGCCATCGCAGAAATAGTTGCACAAGGCGATAAGAATACTGCTGCACTCAATGCTTGTGTTGACTCGTATAACTCAATGAGAGATTTGTTAAATGGTAAGTCCTGACCAACTAAAAAAGATGCACATTGACCCATCTCTAGCAGATGCGTTCAACGAGACATTCCAAAGATTCGGAATCAACAGCCCTGTTCAACAAGCAAGCTGGATTGGTCAATGTGGGCATGAGTGTGGGAACTTTAAGATTCTTGAGGAAAACCTAAACTATCGTGCTGCTACGCTGTTAAAGCTGTTCCCTAGAACACCAAAGAGAGCATGGGGTTTTACGCCAGAGGAAGCTGCTGCATACGAGAAGCAACCACAAAAGATTGCCAACAGAATCTATGGCAATCGTATGGGAAACAGGGATGAAGCGTCTGGGGATGGGTATCGTTTCCGAGGCTCTGGATTCCTCCAGTTGACAGGCCACAGCAACTTCTATCACGCAGGTCAAGCCTTGGGTGAAGACTTTGTTATGCAACCAGAGTTAGTCAGAACACCTAAATACGCTGCTATGACAGCAGGATGGTTTTGGCAGACACACAAGCTAAATCAGTATGCTGATAGCCGTGATTTTGTGATGATGACTAAAAAAATAAATGGAGGCATCATTGGTTTGGATGACAGAATCAAACACATCAATCATGCCTTGGACATTATTGCTTAACAAAAATTCCATCTTTATTAAGGAAACCTTTGCGGTCTTTAATCTCCTCATAAGCACCTTTAAAGCACTCTACAAGGTCTAAATCTGCACAGGCGCAACCCATCACTAGGGTAACGAGAATATCTCCATATGCGTCTGCTGTAGCTTCTGCATCTCCTTTAGAGATAGCGTCAAACAACTCGTCTAGTTCTTCCTTGGTTTTCAAGGCTTGAGCATATGGTGTGCTGTTCTGCACAATCCCTCGTGCTTCACCCCATTGGATGACTTTCATTTCAACATTTGCGTAACTCATTTGATAACTTTCATGTGTTATGTGAATAAATTTCTTTTCTCTTTTTCTCTACTGCTTTGCTTGCTTCTTCTGCTGACAAAAAATATCCAGAATAAACAATTTTATTGTTTAGTCTTATAGATGCGTACCATTTTTTTAAAGACTTGTTATAACTAACATTTCTAAATCCAGATGTATTTGATTTATTTAATTTTCTATTTTGACCATTTTCAGAATGGTTTGCTTCACGCAAATTTTTTATAGAATTATCATTACGAATTTTATTTATATGGTCTATATTTTTTTCTGGAAATTTTCCATAACAATAAAGCCAAGCTAGTCTATGTGCTTTATATTTAAATTTGTCAATTTGTATGTCTATATAACCTTGAACAGTTTTTTGTCCAGCAATAGCACCAATTTTTAATCCATATTTTTTTCTTACATTCCAAAAAAAATTCCCTGTTTTTTTATCGTAGTAAAGAATTTCTTTTAATTTAAATTGTGTAAGTGTAGAATTTGTATTGTTCATTGCTGTCGCCTCCTTTGCGATGGTTTTGGAAAGTGACGGCTTAGTGTTGACGCACTAGGCCGTTGCGACATTATAAAACAAACTTTAAAATTTACAAGCTATTGCTCGCATAACTCTTTGTTTCTTACCAGAGCGTCCCTCTCTAGTGCCTGTAATCTCAATAAAGCCTTTGTCTAGCAAAGCACGATAGCGAGGAGTGATTGATGAGTAGCGATGCTCTGGGAGAGCCTCTAGGACTTCATCTGAGATACACCCATCAGGAAAGGCTTTAATAGCCTCATAGACGATTTGTTCTAGCTTAGTGCTATCAACTGCTTGCGCTGCTTCTTTAGACGTTTCTGGACTATCTTTTCTAGCTAACTTAAATGGTGGTGAGCCAAAGAACTTGTCCATTGAATCTTTCATGTTATCGAAAATGTCTTTCATTGTCTTCTCCTTGAGGTGAGGGTACTCACATTCGTCCGACATTGCTGTCTGCTTTCCCCTCGTTAACTTACTTAAAAAGGTGCATCGTCATCTTGGTAAACAGCTTTTTTCTTAGGCTGCACATCTGCGTTCTTATTCTTGACAGACAAAGACATGAACTTAGCACCATCTTTGCTGACCTTAATCCATGCAGACAACCAATATTCTGTGCCATCTACATTGATAGACCCCTTGTAATCAGGAAACTTTGCATCGTCTTTGCGGTCATTCTTAAAAAGACTTCCTCGATTAGTGTTGTCGTATTCCATTTATAACTCCTTTGCTTTCTTTAAAGCTGTTCTTACTTTACTAGGCAGCAAAGTCCACAATGCTATCTTTTGTTCAGCATCTAGGTTCTCTGCTTCCAACTTTACCCAAGCTTTCTTAGGTTCTTCTTTCTCGCAGAGGTCAATCAATTCCATTGCTAACTCTTTGAGATAAATCTGTTCTTCTTCTGGGATGCTATCCATTGCACCTTGTGTTGGTGTAATGATTACCTTTTCTTCCTTGATAGGCGCAGATGAATCCAGAGCATCATGCTCAACGATTTCCATTGCTGTAACCCACAGGTAGCGTCTAGTGTATGTTTCTACTGCACCAAGGTTCTGGATAGGATGGCAGCCTTTAAGGTTAGCATCTGCCATTGGTGAAGTAATGACGAGGCTAGTGCCATCATCTGTATCTGTAATTGTAAGACTGGCTATCTCTGTATCGTAAGAGACTACGCCACACAAGCCAATCTCGTTAAAGATTTGGTTAATCGTAGGGATGAAGTCACCAAGTTCAAAGTAACTGTAACCAGCAAACTTATTGTGACCAGACTTCTTGAGAGGTGCGTTTTGCAAGAGGATTCTTGCTTGCATTAACTTCTTATGTACCATTTCATTCTTCCTTTAAATATTCTTTAATCATTTCTTCTTTGTCTTCTTCATAGAGGTCTGAAAACTCTACAAAGTGGTTTTCTCCACAGCAAGAGCCGTAGGTCTTTGGTTCAGTACAGTAAACACAATACAAGCCGTGTGATAAGTCCTTGATTGCGTCTTCTCTGGTCATTGGATTCTTTCAATGGACTTAGCTACAAGCCACTTGTCACCAAGCTGGCGCACAGACTTGACCCATTGCTTTTGATAGCTTCTGATGACTTCTGGAGGTGCATCATAGGTTGCAAATATCTTGCGTACATGAGTTAGGAATCGTGTGTTCATTAGCCTCTCCATGCCAACATTACACCGATACCGCCAAAGATGATGACAGCGAGTGTCCATTCAATTAACTTTTCTTTCATTTGGTTCTCCTTAAAAAGACCCTCACGATTTGTTTGGGCTGACGTGAGTATAGCAAACTAAACAAACTAAACAAGCTATTTATCTAGGTGTTTACCCTAAAAACAACAAATTGTTGAATTTGCTATACTGTAGAGATGGATAAACAAACTGCTATCACACTTGCTGGCTCACAGAGTGAGCTTGCCAGAATCCTTGGAATTAAA